TTAATATTTAATATACTTTGCAGATACATATCCGCCATGATTTGGGTAATATATGTGTATCCAGTCGCCTTCCTTCCTATATAGCTTAACTTTATCTCCTTTGTTTAAGTAACTTAAAATGTTAGTACTTATGTTGGTGTTTTTTGAACTTCTTATTCTTACTTCATTTCCTATACATATTCCAGTTTTACCATCTAGGTTTAACCAATTACTTGTATTTAATGATGTCGTATTATTAGAAGTTAAAACTGTTTTACCAGTAATACCTTTTAATATTGCATTAGCTATTCCTTCACCACCAACACGTTTATATATTTTGATATCTTCAGTAGCTTCAACGAAAAAAGGTTCAATAATTACACAAGGGCAATTTGTATTTTTAAGTTCACTTAAGTTTCTTACATCTGCTTTTGCTCCTCTGCTTTTAAAACCTAAAGCTGATAATTGTTCTTCAATCTTAATAGCAAAATCTTTGCCCTTAGAACTATTTTTGTAATATAGAACCTCACATCCTAATGCTCCACTGAAGCTATTATATGCATTATTTACATGACAACTAATGAATAAATCAGCTTTCCATTTGTTAGCTTTTTCTATACCATACCACAAACTATTACTTAAGGTTCTATTTGCCTCAGGTGGTGTTACATCTAAAACTTCATGACCTAAAGCATTTAATTTACAAATTAATCTATTGTGATAATCTTCAGCAACTATAATTTCATTAACTAATCCAGAAGCACAACCATCTTGTCCAGTTTTTTGGTGTCCTCTTCTTACTGCAATTTTCATATATTTAATCTCTCCTTTGTTTTAAAGTTAATTATTTTATTTTTTATAAATATTTTTTTTATTCCCATTTTTAAGTTGAATAAGTGCATTTTTTAAAGATTCAGGTATAGGAGCATTTAATCTAGCTCCATTCTCTAAAATAGAAATTCCTTCAATTCCTATATAAAAATAGATTACTAATGTACGGAAAGTCCAGGATTGTCCTAAAAGTCTGTCTAACATAACTGCCAATATTAATATTATTAGTATTGTAAATTTTTTCTTTAAACCTTTAAATCCTACTTCAGAACTAAGCTGATTTTCTTTAGTTGCACACATTAAACCAGTTATATAATCTAAAATCATACATATAATTAATACCTGTAATCCAATTTCCCAATTTCCAAAACACCAAGTAAAAAAAGTTCCTCCACTAGCTATAATAGTGTTAAAAATATTTTCTTTAGTCATTTTATATTCTCCTAGTTAATTATAATAGTTACTTTTGATTCCCTGATTTCTAAGATTAAAAGGCAATAAAAAAAGACTATTCCTAGTCCTATCTATTGCCTTATAAATTATTCTTCTATATATTCTTGACCTGTAATTTTTTTAAAATCCTCTTTACTCAATACATTCCATTTGGTAGCATCTTTTAATTCCTCTAATGTTAAATATTTTGCATCGTAACCCATTTTATAAAAATCGTACATATTAATTACCTTCCTTTTTTAGTTTATTCATTTCTATATTTAAAGTATTTATTTGTTTAAATAACATCGTTTCGCTTTTTTTAGAACTTATTAACACTCGTGATAATTGTTGTGTCAATGATTTATTTTGTTCTTGTAAAGTTTCAACAGGTGTCTTTGGAAGTTGTTCTTTTTCTTTATAAACATACCAACATTCTTTTTTTACAGGATTAAAATGCAATTCAGATATTTTGTCTTTTTCAACTTCTACAGGTAAATTATCAATTAAATACCCTTTTTGTAATGTTTTTTCATCTAAACCATACTCGTGATCGTTAGGTTTATAATGAATGAAATTAACTATAAAATCAAATTCATTTACTTTTTTAAAATCTCCTAAATATATCATAAAAAACCTCCATTCATATTATTTTAATGCCCTTATCTTGTGATACTTTAAAATTATAATGATACATAGTTTTATTTTTGCTATCAAATCGATAACAATGAGTTAATTTAGTATAACTATCACACGTAACACTCAATATTTCATTTAACCTTGAATAAAAATTACTTACTTGCATTGTTGGATACACTGTTAATAAACTTATATTATAATTATCAGATCGGTATGGATCAGAAAAATATAAATAGTTATTACTATCGTACTTGAGTAATTTAGAAAAATTTGAACTAGATTTTCTCATATTAATTGTGTGTCCGTCAGAATCAAGTTTACAAATTAATCCATTCTCATATTGAGTATATAAAATAAATTTACCATCAGCGTCGTATACAACATCATTTGAATCAGGACACGTAGTAGCAGCATGTTTTTTAAGATTAGTACCATCATCATTAAAAGTTACAACAAGTTTATTAGCATCAAACCCAATCCAACCATCGTTCGTTTTTCCAATTATAAAATTGACGTCACGTAAATCAAAAGAATATAATTTATTATCTAAATCATATGCGTGAAGTTTATTATCATATTTTACAAAGTATTTTCCACCCCACTCAATACTATGACTAGGATTAAATGCAAGTTCTAACGGCGTAGAAGTTGAGATTAACTGCTTTGAAGAATTGTTACCATATATTAAATGCATTGATTTAAAACCAGAATATCTACCACTTTCAATACATATTATTTTGTCATTAAAATATGTTATTATTTCTTTGACATCCACCTCAACGTTAATAGTTTTTATTTGCTCAAATGTGTGAACATTGAAAACTTTCAAAGATTTTCCCGAAAGAATTACTGCATTTTTAAAGTCATTACTTATAAATGCACTTTCTTCAAAAAAACCTCTTAAAATATTAATTTTATCATTTGGAATTACATCACCAGTAGAATAACCAGTTTTAATTTTTCCTATGGAATTTTTTAAATCATTAAAACTCGGGTTCGTGCATACACTAACTTTATTATCTTTGTCGATAATAGCTTGACGCAATAACTTTTTACCATTATCGACACTTGTAAAAACCTCTTTTAACGCCCCCTCAACATCATTCGAACTAAACAAGTTGTCAGCATCTTTTATAGTAACTTTTGCCGCAGTTAGTTCAATTTTATCTATTTTTTTATCAGTATTTTCAATGCTCACTTTTAGATTATCAATTTCTTTTTTATTATCTTTAACTTCTTCTTTTGTTGCTGAAATTTCATTTAATAAATTAGTGGCAACATCACCCTTTAACTTTTCTTTAAGAGCATTAAACCATTTTTTAAATTCTTTATTATTAGTATCATAAAAGTTGTTTAACTTATCTAAAAAGCTTTGCGTATTTTGTGTTATCCATGTTTCAAATTCCTTCTTTTTTTTATCTGTCCAAGTGTCTATATTTTTATCAAATTCACTTTGTTTATTAGAGTACCAACTTTGAAATTGATTAAAAATAACAGTAGAATCTATCTGATCTACTGTAGTATGCACTAATCCACATAGTTCTTTGTTAAATCTTAAATCTGTAATATCTGTTTGAGTAATTTTTATTGTTCCAGCATTTACTTGTATATCAGCTAATGCTAATTCGTACATATCTGAATTTCTAGTTAAACTTGGTGAATTAGCTTTACTATTATATTCACCTTTTTTTATATATGATCTTATTTCTCTCTTTAAAAAATCTAATCTTAATACAAGTCTATCTATTCTATTAAGTACACCATCTGCAGGTTCTAAAATAAATATACGATCATTTGTATTTTCGTATTTATATCCATTTATCCATGCTTTACCTTCTTTAATTCTAACTTGCATATCGTTATCTATAGCTACTACTTGTAGCTTAGTTGTTGGATTTGGGAATATACCATTTCCAATGAAAGTAGAAAAATAGTCTGCAAAATCTTCAGCTAAATAAGACCTATCTGGTACACCTTCGTTGCTTATTACCGCATTGAAAAATCCACTCTTCTCCATATATTTACCTCGTTTTCTGTTTGATTTTATCTATTAAATTAGGAATATTATTTCCAAATATTATATTGATTTCTAATCCTTTTTCTTCATAAATTTCCTCTATTTCTGTTATCATTGCATTTAACTGTATTTCCCATTTTTTATCTACTACTGTCACTATATCTCCTAAGTCAAAATCTTTTTTATACTTATTATTTCCATCAATATTTATCTTAGAATCAAATGTTTGTATTTCTTTATATTCCTCTAATCTCTCTTTACCTCTTTGCTTTAAAATATGTAGATACTCATCTACTGGTATAGGAATTTCTTCTGTTGTATCACCTTTTTTTATTTCCTTAGTAGCTTGTATATCTCTAGCATCTACATATAACTCATATCTGTTAAGTCCTTTTCCTTCTTCTATAGATGTTAGTGTCCTATCTTTCCCCTCGCCTCCTCCTGCGATCAAGCAAGTATTTCTATAATTATTTAAACTATCATAGTAATTTTGTTCTAATATATTTTCAAAATCTCTACTAAAAATACAAGGTTCTGCACCAGTATTTATAGTTCTATCAATGCCTTTATACACATCAAATATTATTTTCCTATTTTTTATATCCAATAAATTTCTATAACCTAATACACTTGTATTACTTATATTCTCTAGTTGTTCTAATATATTTCCAAAAGAGTTTTGATACTTAATATTCTCTGTAAAATTTTTTAAATCTCCTAAAATTAAATTAGGTATTTTTCTATTCTCATTATCTGGATTTATAGCATTATCGTGAATAAGTTTTCGCATCAATTTTTCAGTTGTACCAGTAAAATCAATTCTATTCCAACTAATACGCCTATCTAAATAATTAGTTAGAAATTTACCTGTTAGTTGTAAATACTCTTGTCCATTATTATCTATTCTTAATTGTCTAGTTTCTATATAAGCAGCCTCAAGATCATCTTTTTTAAATATTATATTTTCTCTTTGTAAAAGTTTTAAAGTATTAGAATTTAAAGAGCAATGCAACTCAAACTGTCCTGTTTTATTATATTTTTTAATCCATATTAGAGATTTAAACGTATCTAATATACCTTTTAATTCTAAATTTCTATTTAGTATGTATAATTCCATACTTCTACACTCCCAAATAATTATTATTATAGTAAATAGTAGCTTCTAAATTATTTAAATTTTCATCGGCATTGTATCTAAATAAATTATCTCCTACATTTAATTGCAGAAAAGTATCTCCACCACCTACAATATCTAAATAATTTACTATATTTGTTTCAATTCCATTATTAATACTTAATATTTTCTTTTTTCCAAAATTGGTATTGATAATAATTTTTTCACCTGCAATCATAGATTTATTTATTTTTATAAATTCTCTAGTATTTACATTAAACAAAGAAGGGTTTTTTAATGTTCCTCGTGCATAAAATTCTATTACAATACCTGTTCTAACTTGTCCTTTATTTTCTATATTAACAATTAAAGAAGGCTCTCTGTGGCCCATGATAATACCAGCTTTAGGCATTACTAAAGGAAAATGAAAATCTCCCTTCCATAGTGCTATATTTACCTTAGAATCAATATAGTCTTTCCAATAAGGATTAGGACATAATAAACTTATTTGAAACTTAGGTTTATTTTCTTTAGTTATTGTTGGTGCATTTTCTACAACACACTCTATATATTTCTTTATGTTTCCGTTATCGTATATTAATTTAGCTCTTAATTTAGGATTAACTATACTTAATAACTTTTCCCTATTAATTTCTCTATTCTCTGTTATAGCACCTTGAATAACTACATTTCTATTATCCAATGTACTTCCTGTATAAGTAGAACCGTCTTGCTCCATACCTTTATTGCTATAGATTATATTTTTTAATCCACTTATTCCATCTATATTCTGCAAGAAAAAAGGACTCCAAATAGAAAACTCAATTTGTGGCCCTCTCTCATTTTCAAATATAAACTTTTCTTTTTTATTCAATTACCACCACCTCAATCTTTTAAAAACTTAGAGATAATTCTCTTAAATTATTTTTAGTTTGTCTTGCAATTTCGCTTGGACTAGGCGTTGGAGCATAAATATTTTGAGTAACATTTATTCCATTAGTACCTCCATTAAATCCTTTTAATATAGAATTTGCAACTTTAGTAGCTACATTTTCTGCTGTTTGTTTAACTAAATCAACGCTTGCATCATGGTTAAACATTCTAGTACCACGTGGTAAATCATATAGTTCATAATTACTATTTCTGCCTGGTGCATCATGTAAATAAGTTAGTCCGCCTTCCCAAAACTTATTACCTGTCCAGTTATGCCCTACATTCCTAGTTGTAGCGGGTTCTTCAACTTTGGATTTAATCCATCTAACTATAGGATTATTAGTAAACCAACTTTTTAACTTATCCCAATTCGTTTTAATTTCCCCATTACTAGTATTAATATCTTTTAAAATTTCACTATTCTGTTCTCGCATTTTCCCAACAACCCCATCTTTTAATTGATTTGCTTTATCTATACTTTCCTGTTTTTGTCTATCTGCTTCCTTAATCATCTTTTCAGCTTGATCTTTAGTTATAGACTTATCTTCATCACACATCTTTCTTATTTGTGCAACTGTTTTACTGTGTTGTTGCTCTGCATTTTTTACAGATTCTTTTCTTTGTTTTTCTGCATTTTTTATTACTTCACTTGCCTGTTCAGCCGTTATCCTACTACCATAACTCTTAATTCTGCTTAATATAACTTTGCTTTCTTCTTCTGTTTTAGAAAGTTTTTTAATACCTTCAACTTTCATTTTTTCTTGAATTTCATTTATTTTTTTTTGTTCATCTAAAGTTAAAGCACGTTTTTCCTTACTAGCTTTATTTAGAATATCTTGTATTTGTTTCGTATATTTATAAGTTTGTTTTTGCTGATTTAAATGAGCTTTTTCCATGCTTTCTAATGCTTGTTTTTTGTCTTTATCGCTCATATTTTTATTATTATCTAAGAATTTTTTAAAACTTTCTAATCTTTCTTGATATTTCTTATCTTCTCCAGCTTTTATTTGTTCTCCCATTTGTTTATATTTAGAAGTTAATTCTTTAGCTGTTTTATCTGTTATTGTAGTAGAGTTTACATATAAATTAGTTAACTGTTTTTTTGCTCCATTATTTAACGATATAAAGCCACCAACTGCTTTCTTCGTACTATTTGCAAAGTTTATAGTTCTAGTAGTAGCTACTTGTATTTTGTTACCATATCTATCAAAAGTTGTTTGTGTTGTTTTTACTTTATTATTAAATAAATCAACACTTGGTACCGTTTCTTTAGACAAATGTTTATGTAATGCATAAGCACTTACTCCTACTGCTGCTATACCAATTGTCCAAGGATTTAATAATAATGCACCAGCTTTTGTTACTAACCCCATAGCACTTATTCCTTTTGTAGCAATCGTTGTTGCTCCATTCACCGCAGTTGTAGCAGTTTTAGTTTTCCCTAAAAACCCAGTTAATTTAGATAAACCACCTGCTAAATTTCCAACGCCTTTAATTGTTTTGCCTATTCCACCAATAAGTGGTCCAGTTGCAATTCCAAGTGCAGCCATTTTTACAATTGTTTCTTGTGTTTTTGGACTTAATTTACTAAACTTATCAGCCATATTACTAACTTGCTTAGCTAAGTTAGTAATACTAGGTGCTACTACTTCAAATATTTTTATACCTGCACCTTCTAATGCACTTTTCATTTCAGTAATGCTACCTTTTGCATTGTTACTCATAGTTTTAGCCATTTTATCAGTAGCACCTTTAGATGTGTCTATAGCTTTAGTAAGTTTATCAACATCCTGTGGGCTTGCATTTATAATACTTAACCAACCACTCATAGCTTCTTTACCAAATATAGTTGACACTACATTTGCTTGAGTTGCTTTATCTAATTTTCCTAATTTCCCCCTAAGTTCTCCTATAAGTTGCCGAAATGGTTTCATCTTGCCATTTGTATTTTTAACAGTTATACCATATTTATCCATAGCAATAGCCATAGAATCTGTTGGTTTAACTAAGTTAGTAAGTCCAGTTCTAATAGCTGTTCCAGCCTTATCTGCTTTAATACCAGCATTAGCCATTAACCCTATAGCAATTGCAGTGTCTTGTACACTATAGCCTAAGGCTCCCGCAACTGGTGCTGCATATTGGAATGTTGCTCCCATCATACCAACGTTAGTATTTGCATTACTACTTGCTGATGCTAAAACATCAGAAAACACTCCCGCATCTTTAGCTTTTAAACCAAAAGCAGTTAAGGCATCTGTTACAATATCACTTGTAGTTCCAAGTTGTTCCCCAGAAGCTATAGCTAAATTTAATATAGGAGGTAGTCCATCTAACATATCTTGTGTTTTCCATCCCATGTGTTATCCTAAAGGCTTTTTATCCTATAGTTCTTATAGTTTCCTATAAGGTCGGCGTACATTTTCACCCTCGTTATTACGTTAGGTTTTCAGATTAATCTATAACTAATCGTGTTCGGCACTCTTGGGAGAATTATATTTATTCATCTCCTACGCTCTACGGTGCTTAATAGCCTTTCGCAATCTATTAAGTTACCTCGGTGTTGACATATTTACATAAAGAAAAAAGCACGTTATTTAAAGGTTCTTAAATAATTTATTATTTTATTTTCTCTTTCCTTGGAATAGAATTTTTGTTCTTTGTACCAAGTGTAAAAATCTTTATTGTGCTTTTGACAATTACAATTTCTACATACTGGAATTATATTATCTTTTGTATAATTGCCACCCTTAGATAAAGGAATAAAATGGTCTTGTGTTAGATTTTTAAGTTTTCTTCCACAATAAGCACATTCACTGTTAAAAAATTTTTTGCATATCTTCCAATCAATATTAGTAAAGTTGGAAACAACATCTTTGGATCTTTCTCTTCTTCTTTGCTCTGATATAGCATGATTTGCTTTATAAACATCTGGATTTTCTTTTCTGTAATTTTTATTATATTTATTTTCGCATTCTCTACATACTGTAAAAAATCCCCCATTAGGTCTTTGCCTAAATTTCTTTATTTCCAATTTATTATTACATTTGCTACATATCTTAAAACCTAGTGTTAATTCTTTTTTAGTTCTTTCCTCTATCATGTTCTTAGTATCTGAGTACCATTCTTTTTTTCTTCTCAAATCATCCTCATGATTTTCCTTCCTGTAGATCTTTCCCTTTTTACTTGCACACTCTTTACAGTAAGGTTTAAATCCATCCCATGAAGGTTTATTTTTTGAAAAATTACTAAGTTCTAATATTCTTTTACATGTTGAACATTCTTTATATTCTATTCCATTTTTAAATACGTGTTCTTTCTTCATATTTTCCACCTCGCCATTTCTTAATACTGTTATATCAAGTAGCGAAATATTTGTAAACTTAGTGTTCACCGATTTTGCCGAATTTTAGATGACCCGATGTTTTAAGCCATCGCCATATACTCAAGTCCTTCAGCACTTTCAGTAGCACTAAATTTAGTTTTACTTCCCATTTCTTCTGCTTTAGCTTTTAACTTTTTAAAATCTTCCCCTGTTGTTCCACTAATAGCTTGTACTTTAGACATTTCAGCTTCAAAATCCATTCCTACTTTAGCACTAGCTATCCCAACTGCTGCTAATGGTGCCGAAACATGAGTTGTTAGTTTACTTCCTATACCTTCAATTTTTCCACCAACATTTTTAAGCCTATCCGAATGTTTTTTAAGCTCTTCACTAGCTTTTAACCATTTATTATTGCTCTTATCTAATTCAGTATTAATTTTATTTAATTCTGCTTCTGCTTTAGTCATTGTAGTTTTAGCTTTTGCTAAGTTAGTTTCATATCCTTGTATTTGTTTAGCATTTGTTTCTATTGCTTTTTCATTTTTTTCATATTCTTTTGTTGTTTTTTCAACTTCTTGTTTTGCTTTCTCATATGCTTTTACTTCTTTTTCTTTACCTACAACAAGCTTTTTTTGTTCATTTTCAAGTTTATTTATTTGCTCTTTTAATTTTTTAGCTTCTACACTATTTTCACCATACTTCTTTTTTGCAACTTCATATTCTTTATTTAATTTGCTTAATTCTTCTCTATTTTTTATATAGCTTTGTAATTCTTTGCCATGTGTATCTATCACTTTTTTTAGTTCACTTTGTGCTTTGGATAAACTTTCTTTTAATTTATCTCTAGTTTTAATATTCTCTTGCATTTTAGTATTAGATTTTTCTATACTTTGTTTATATAAATCTACTTTTTTACTATGCAATTCAACTTGTTTAGATAAACTTTCTTGTACAGATTTAAGTTTTTCAGAATTTTTGCCAAAGCTCTTAATACCTTCACTAGCTAATTTAAGTTCAGCCTGATGTTTTTTCATTTCTGCATTAAGACCTTTTAATTTATCATTATAGCCAGTAGAATCTAAGACCATTTTTGCTGTTATACGTTTCTCTGTATTACTAGCCAATTAGCTTACCTCCTTTCTATAAGAATGATATATCTTCAATGTTTACTTTTTTATAATTCGTATCGCTTAAAGTGTTATTTTCATCATCACTTTTTACTTTCCAGCCATTAAATTTTATATGGGCCTTCCACATATTATATATTTCTGCATGTGTACTATCCCAAAATTCTTCTTTTGTATAATTTAAATGTACTTTAGATATATAAAATAACCAGTCAAAGTCTATTTCATAATCCTTAATAGTCCTTGGCTGGTCATTTAGTTTTTTTCAGTTTCTTCTTTATTATCATCATCATTAACACCCATATAATTCAAATATAGTTCAATTGCTATTTTTGTAATTTCTTGATATTGCTCACCTGTTATTATTTCTTCTAATTCTTCAATATCCCACTCCTTTATAACTTCTTCATATTTATTATTTTCTTTATCTATACATTTTCTTTCTTTATCTATACAACTCTTACTTAATAATCTTAAAGCATTTGTATAAAATTGTTTTCCTTCCATAAGTCCATAAATTACTGAACCATAATTTCCATATGCTTCATCAATTTTACGAATAGTTTTATTAGTCATTTTAAAATTATAGTCTTTATTGCCTATTTTTTGTTTTATTATTTTATCTATCATATTTATACATCCTTTCCTTTATTGAAATAGAAAAAGGTAGAATTTAATCTACCTTTTAAAATTAATGGTGTTCTTCAACAGATTGTTTAACCGTAGGAATCATAACAGATTTAAAGAATTTTTCATCTGTTATATTATCTTCTTCATCAACTTTATAATTCCACATTTCATTATTGTGAAGTGGTGCAAAAGTTGCTTTTAACTTTTTCGCTTGAAAATTCGTTTTACCTTCTTTGCCTTTGTAATCTTCATCACTTATTGTAAATGTACCTTTGTACAATATTCCATATCTAGCTTTTCCATTTCCTTTTATAGCTTTATAAAGCAAAGCTACCTCTGGAGCTTTGTCATTAGCACTTCTTATAATTCCACCTTCTACAGCTAATTTATGTCCTAATAAAAATGCTTCTTCTTCTTTCCTTAAATCTGTTATATTAACTTCTACGTCTATGTTTGCTAAAGTTGTTTCACTTAACCACAACATTCCTTCTGCATAATATTCATCAGAATTCACTTTAGGCTTTAAAGCTAATTCTTTAATTCCTTCATAATATTTTGGTTCTCCAAACTTAACACCTTTTTCATCATCTTGAATTACTTCCGCTACATATAACTTTTTTAGGTCCACTATAGGAACTACTTTTTCATTATCCATCTAATCAAATCCTTTCATTTTTTAATTTTTGCATAAAAATAACTAGCTTTCGCTAGTTGGTAAACTTATATTAAATCTCATTGCCTTATGATATAAGCCTGTATCCTTTTCGTAAAGATCAACTGCTGTATCTCTACTAAATCCATTTTGTATCATTACTTTCTTAACTGTTTCCTCACACTCTGTATAATCTCCTATACTAAATATATCAACTTGCACTAAATACGTTGTATATTCTTCTTCCCCTTCACTATACTGGGTACCAAATTCATTAACTATTTCATATTCTAAATATAATTTTTTGTTTGGATTATTAGCATGAAGAAAATAAACTCTTTTGTCTGGTAATAAATTTAATATTTCTTTATTCTTTAATGTTTTAAGTAAATATTGTTTTATATTCACATATAATCACCTACTTTGCTTTATCTAACAATTCTTTTGCTAATATACTCAATGCTTCATCTTCCTTATTTTTAACACTTCTATCAAAATAACCTACATTTTTCTTTTGTTCACTTGTGCCAAACTCCTGAAATATATCATAAAAAGCTTTTGTTCTAACAATACCAACAGTTGCTAAACCTTCCTTTTTAACTGTTTTAGATATTTTTTTTAGTTTACCAGTTGAACCTATTGGTGTATTCTTTTCAATTTCTTCCGCAATTGGTCTAATGGCATTTCTTATAGCCTTCTTTTCATCTGCTTCATCTATAGTCATGCCTTCTAGCATATCTGTAAATTCTTCCATACCTTCAATTTCTATACCATCCATATTTATACCTCTGTAGCTTTTATATCTATCCATTCGTGTCTATTTTGAAAGTCGTTTACATATTCAATATTAAAAATCTTGTCTTTATATTTAATTCTAAATTTTTTAGTGGCATCTTTTTCTAACAATGCTTTTATTTTATTGCAATATCTAACTGTAAAGGTAACTATATTTTGTGCTTGTGTGGCTTTTGCTGCTTCATATTCTTTGCCATTTACTGTTTTATAATTACACCAGCATGAATAATACTCTGGCCATTTTTCTATATCAAAGCCATTTTCATTTTGATTATTAGAAATATATTCTTCTATAATTATTCTTTCAGTTAATCTACATTTAGCCATCTTCATCACCTACATTTGATAATATATCTAATATAGTATTTGAAATTCTATCATATCCTTTTGACTTTTTACTATCTAAATATAATCCTTTATCATCATATAAGTCTTTTACTATTTTTCTTAATAATATATCTGCTAATTTCTCTTTATCTGTACCTTTGTATCTTTTTCCAACACAAGAATCTATATATATTTCAGTTTCTTTTATTAAGTCCTGTATTAATTTATCATCATCTTCATAGTCAACTTTTAGATGATCTTTCATATCTTTTAAATCAACCATTTAATCACTTCCCATAATAAAAAAAGAAGGGACTTAACCCCCTCTTAAAACTCTATTTTCTTTATACTTCTTGTTGATCCCTTTGTTACTCCAAATCTTTCAAGTATCCTAATTTTAACTGTATCATCTTCAAAACCTGCTTCTGTGCTTCTAGCTATTGTAACAGCTTTTCTATCTAAATATTTAACTGCTTCCTTCCAATTTAAACTATAAAATATATGTTTTCCTTCTGAAGCTGGTAATAATGTATCATCCGCTGGTACTAATTCCTTACCATTAAAATAAAACTTACCGTTTATTTCTGTCACTAAATTTAATGGTCTACCATTTTTATCTTTTAAATTCTTTAAATATGCAAATCCTTTTGTATTAGTTAATGTAATTAAACCAGTTTTAATAGCTGGTAATGCTGTATCCATTACAGTTTCAATATCCTCATAACTTGTTGCCCCTACTACCTCAGTTGCATTATTTTTAATTATATCTAATATTTTTGTATTTTCACATACAGTTACTATTTCAATAAAATTCTTTTTAGCTAATCCTTCGATTTCAATTTCTGCATCATCTACAGTTTCAGAAGACAATGATTGAATTAAACCATATTTTGCACATTTAAATGATAAATCTTTAGTAACAAGCTTACCATCAACGATATTATCTCCTTCTTTCACTTCTAGTAATTCATTTTGATCTACATCTACAATTGGAATTGTACCATCATTCTTAATAACTGGAATAACATCACAATAATCTTTCAAAGAACCAAAACCTTTTTTTATCTCCTGTAACTTATTTACAAACTGCTTAGGAATTATAGCTGAATTATCAGATGTTTTTATTGTTGCTCTTTCCTCTGGAGTTATTTCTTCACCCATGATATTTTTTATTATTGCTCTAAATTCGTCTACTTCTTCTGTTCTTTTAGTCTTGTTTTTCTTTTGATTTTCTAAATCCCTTTTTTCTTCTTCCTGTTCTTCTTCTACTATCTTAATTAACTTTTCTAACTCTCTTTTTTCTTCAACTGCTTTTTCGGCCTTATCAGCTTCTTTCTTTTTAATAAACTCCCTGATTTCTACCTTCTTATCTTCTAATTGTGCTCTTAATTCTTCTAATCCCATTCTTTTTTCACCTTTCTTTTAATAATTTTTTATATAAAAAAAAGAACTGTTATAATTACAGCTCTAATTCTAATTCTAATAATTTAAGTTTTAATTCTTTTTCTTGATCTTCTTTGTCTTTTTCTATGTAAATCTCAACATTATCAGAAAAACTTCTTTGTTCTATACTTATCTCTTCATTATTTCTATTTTCTATAGATGTTCCATAATAAGCTGGTGTTCTAGTATCATCTAATACTGATACTTCGCTCACGTCTATTTCTTCTAAATACCTTCTATCTACTCCATTGTCAGTTTTACCCCAACTATCCTTTAACTTAGAAAACCCAAAACTCCAGCCTACTAATTTATTGTTTTTAGCCTTATCTATTACTTCTTTATCATATACCCTAGCTTCAGCATAAAGTCCTATATTATCCTCTGTAAGTCTTAGAGTTCCCTCTTTCGTAGTTGCTAATTTTCTCATTTTATTATGATTTAATAATAGAGGTATATCTTCTTTTTTTGATATTGCATTTTTCCATGTACCACTTCTAACCTGTTCTACAAAATTACCTTTGGCTGTTGGCATTTCCCTACTATCTCTTTCAACTGCATTTATATAGCCTCTTATAATTGCATAGTTATTCCTTATCTCTACTCTCACTTTTATCAACTCCTTTCTTATTTAAATAACTTACATTACCTTCTAATAAATCCTTTAATAAAACTTGTCCTGAAGGTAATGTTATTATAACTTCTCCTCCTATTTTTTCTACTCCTAAAATATCTCTAGCATAGTCCAAATCATAAACTCCATTTTTCACAAATGTACTTATTACTTCTGCTTGTGTTTTGCTATCTGTTCTAAGCAATACATTTACATTAAATCTTATTTTATAACCTTTTGCTCTTTCAGTTGGTGTTAGTAGCTTCCAATCCATTTCTTGCTCTATTTGTTCAAATATAACAAGTAAGCATTCGGTTAGATATTTTATACTGTCTTGTTCTTCAGAGCTAGCATTTTCTTTTATGAATCCTAGTTTTGTCAAAGGTACTCTAAAAGACATAGCTATTTCTTCTTTAGAGAGTTTTCTCAACTCAGTATATTGTGCATCACTTAAAGATAGGTTGAGAGGTTGTATATTATATCCTGCTGGAATAGTAAATATACTACCATTATTCGAATAAATTCTGTCAAACTTTCCTTGTACTTTTTTTAGTTCTTTTTCATCTTTAATATCTGATGTTAGCTGAACTACTATTTTATTAGTTAATCCATTAGTAAAAAGCTTATTTAAATAATTTTGGCTTTTTAAACTACTATCTAAACTTTCAGATAGTATACTTCTATTTGCTTTACCTTTTATTCCATCAAGTGTAAAATCTCTTAGAATAACTATATCTTTATCAAAGCAAGAACCTATTTCACCATCTACACTCTCAAAATCCCATAAAATTTTATTACTCTTACAGCTTTTAATTAGTCCAACATTATCAATTGTACAATTAGTTATTTTTACTGGATATAATGCTTTAACCTTACCGCCTTGTCTCTCTATAAATAATCCTGCATATCCCCGATGCTTAGATAATGCGACAAATGCTTTATAACAATCTATAGCACTCATATATGGATTAGGTCTTAATCTTAATAAATCATATAAATAGTGTTCTTTTGCTAATGTTTCTCCTTTTGAGGTTTCTTTTTTTATTTGTAACGTACATTTAGCAATATCTTGAGATATATCATTTATACAACTAAAATAGGTACTTTCTTTCATTTCCATTTCAAAAGGTGTAATATCAAATCCATTTTCAAAAGAATATACTTGTTTCCACTCATTTACATCAGTGTCTCTTCTTTCGATTAATTTATCAAAGATCATTTATTTTTATTTCACCTCTTTTCCGTAACTTTATATAAAAATATACTAAAGCTTATTAAGCTAATTCCTAAAAAGTATAAACCAAAATATAAACTTATCTTGAAATTGGTATAAATAATAATAATAAGTCCAATAAAAAAGACTATTTCCATAACAAAAATGTCATTTAAAATAGTCTTTTTAAGTAAATTATTAAATTTCTTTTTTATTTTACTCACCTCTACCAATCTGTTTTATCTAATTCATCTGCTGCATTATACCTTGTATCTTCTCCTAATAACTGAGTATATGCAAAAATCAACACTACTACCATGTCTATTCTTTGCTTATTTTTATTTTCTTTATTAAGCATTTCGTCGTCTGCCTTACCTTTTGTTGTACTAGCATTGTTCATGTTCCAATCTAATAGCTCATTTTTTACATATCTAACTTCATAATCATAAACTTTTTTTCTAAATTCCTTTGTTGCTGGACTTAAATTAGTATAAGTTTGTTTTAATAATATAACATCATAATCTTCTGCTAGGCGTTCCATCATTTCCTTTGCATTCATTGGGTCTGAAATAATACATTCTATAGTACATTCATATTCCTCTTCAATTCCTCTTATATATTCTTCTACAAGCGTGTAATTGACTGTCATTCCTTCATGAATATCACAATATCCCAACTTTTCATACTTTCTGTAATCTATATGTTTTTCTCTTCTCTTTGCTAAACTTTCATCTGGTAAAAAACCATGAGAATTACAATAAATTATATTATCTTCTTCAAATTCCATCCCTACAGCAGTTAAGTCTGTTGTAACTGAAAGATCTACACTTACTTTAATCTTTTTCCCTTTTACCTTTTTTCTAAACTCTTTCTCAGTAATCTCACATTTTTTCCAATACTTAATATCTAAATATTTGTTAAGTTCATTAGATTGTAAAAAGATATTTAGATTTTTAGTTAAAAATTCTTCTTGTTCGCTCGTTTTTATTTTGGCTATTTCCCTATCACTTTTTATTTCTGCATAGTTCTCTTCAACTCTTAAAGGATTAGCCTTATAAATAGCTTCATCTGTCCATGCTTCTTCCATTGTTGCATAATAAAGTAAGGTAAATAATCTCTTATTATCTATAACATCATTTAATACTGCTCTATTATATTCTAATTCTTCAAGCATTATAGAATCACTTTCTGCATAAGCAGTTGTAGTTTTAATACACAAAGGATTAAGTACACTTAATTGTCCTTTTCTCATTGCCTGTATGTTAGTATTACTTGTAAATGCTCCGACTTCATCTGCAATAAAACATGATGGTCTTATTGAGTTATTTTTATTAGCTTTTGCAGTTCTTGGAACATAATAACTATTAGTTATCAAACATTTAATAATTCCTATTTCAGAATCTGATACAAAAAAATGTTTTTTAATTGCTGGACTTGCTGAAATCAACTGTGCCATAGCTTTTCGTGTTTCTTTTGCTAAATCTCTGTCTATACAAATTGAATAAAATTCGCTAAATTGTTGTTCTGTCAACATAAGCAATAATAATATTAATGCCGCTATAAAACTTTTAGCATTTTTTCTAGGTATAAATAAAACTAAATCCCTATATCTAAATTTCTTTTTATTATTCTTATATCTCCAACCAAATAAAGCTGAAATAAGTAATGCTTGAAATCCACTTAAACCCTTTAAAACCTGTTTGCCAGCAATAAATCCTGTTGCATAATTAAATAACTTTAATAAATTATTTATTTTTTTCAACTTGTTTTTATCAAAATAAAACTCAAATGTATCTAGGTATTGATTAGTATTATAATCATCTAAAAATATTCTACATTGTTGTTTAACTTCATATGTTGTAACTTCTTTTCCTTCTATAACATCATTACAATATTTTAAGGCCTTATCTAAAAGTATCATTCTTCATCATCTTCTCTTAAAATCTGTAATAAAGGATCTTCTTTATCTTGCTTTGCTTGTAAATTAATATTTGCAAGTTTTGCCCTACTTTGAGGACTTAATGATAATTCATTACAACATCTATACAAATCTTTAGTGTACTTATCTTTTGCACTCATAATTTGATTTTGCATTAATAACCTTGGACTATTATTAATTTTATCTTCTATGAATTGTAATCTGTCTATAGCAATTACACATGTTGATAAAATATAAATATCTAAGTTGTTTAGAAGTTTACTTTCTTCAAGTTCATCCTTAATATAGTTAAATAACATTCTTTGATTTTTACTTAAATAGTTAGGAGGATTTATATTATCTGATCTACCTTTTAAAGATTCTTCGGCTTCTTCCCTTTTCTGTTTTTCTTCTTTTGTTAAATGCTTACTCATTAAATTTATATTTTTGCAAGGTCTAGCCAAATTTTCACCTCCTTTTGTCTTTTAAATTCAAACTTTCATTTTGGGAATTTTATGCGATTGAGAGGACACCATGGACTTTTCTGTCTTGTCCAAAAACTTTTAGCACTCCCCCCCAGTTACTTATAAAATTCTTTATTGAATTCATGTATTAAATTTTTTAAAGTATTTTGGATTTCAACTTTATCTTTATAACTCATTTCCATTTTTCTATGAACTTTCTTATGACAACAATCACATAAAGGTATTAGGTTATCTTCTCTCAACCTTAAGTCTGGTCTATCCTTAACTGTTTCAATATGATGTGTAAATTGATTTTCTTCTTCTAATCCTTGCTTCCAACATAACACACATAAACCAAGATAATGTTTCTTTATAACCTCGGATAAATTTAACCATGTACTATTACTATAAAACCTTTGTCTTAGTCTTTCTTCTTTATCTTGTAACCTTCTATGCTTATATTCTCTATATTTTTCTTTTCTTCTTTTATCCTCACAGCTGCATAATGTTCCTGCTAATACCCTTTTACCACACTCAGTACATATTCTATATATAGGCATTATATTGTTATGGTCTTTGATTCTATTTCTTTTTCTTTAAGCTTAGTAAGCTTCTTATCGTTTGCAACCTTATGAGGATCTTCTTTCCAATGTAACTTATCTTTATTATTTAACCAATATTTTTGTGCTGCTAAATCTGGATGTTTATACTTTTTTATCTTACTTATCTTAACATCTTCTTTTACTAATACTATTCCATCTTCACCGATCTCCTCGCATTTAATTTTAGTGGCTATCTCTTCGGTGTAATGATAACCAACAGCATTATTAAATAAAGCCTGTTCAACATTTTGATTCTTTTTATCTTTTCCTTGTGCGATTACTTCTTTTAATGTATTATTACTGCTCTTATATCTTCTGTATGTAGAATATCCTATACCTATTTTTTCAGCAATTTGTTTATCTGTTTTTCCTTGTTCAACCATACTTTCTATAATACTTAAACTACTTTTTATTACTTCTTCTGCTGATACCATATTACACCTCCTACTTCTTAAAACATTGAGCACTCACTTTATACCCTGTGCTCAATGTAGTTATTTTATAAAATTTTATATTTTCTTTTCAAGGAACTCTTTAACCATTGAAAACACTGATATTACAATATATTTTATACTTTATTTTGAATGTGCTATTTATATATAGAATCACACATTCATTTTCAAAAATCTCTACTACTATATATGCTTATTTTTTATAGTTGAATGTTCATAGTACTTAAAATAGAACATTCAAACGTAAAAAATAAAAAAATTACCTTATAAGGCTATTTAGTGAATCAGAGTATTTATCATATAACTCTCTATCTAATCCTAAATATCTTTTGGTAATTTCTGTACTACTATGACCTAACATTTCTTTTACAATAAGCAATTCTTTATCACTTTCCAGGTAAATAGTATAAGCATAGGTTTTCCTCATGGAGTGTGCTGTTATATTAGTTAATCCAAATTGTTCTCCAGCTTCCCTTAGAACCCTACTTACATGACTAACACTTATATATTTATTTTTACCCTTTCTAGATGGAAACATATACTCATAATCTTTCTTATTTTTAATATAATTCCTAAGGATTTTATCTAGTTTAATTACTATTTTAACTATTCTAGGTTTTATATTCTCTTTTCTTATATTTTTAGTATTTACTTTTTTACTTTCTAATATTTCAAAATATCCACACTGTAGTGCATTCCTTACATCTCTAATTTTTAACTTAACTAGATCTCCTGCCCTATATCCCGTAGATATTCCTAGTAAAAATAATATATAATTTCTTTCATTTTTTTCTTTTAAATAATCCTGAATATCTAAAATTAACTCTAAATCTTTTATTGGTTTAGCTGGTCTTTTTTTACTCATTTTACATCACCCACACCTTCTTTCTTATTTTAACGTTCTACTTTTTTGTCTTATTACTCCATGAACTTTTCTATAAGTTCTATGAACCATCAGTTCTCTTAAATCATTTGCCTCTTGTTCTTTATCTACTTTCTTACTATTACAGTAAGGACATGCTATATATCTATCCTTACTTATTTGCTGAACTTCTTCTGTTAGAAGTATAAATTCTTTTTTACAAACCTTACACTCATAATTACTATAGAAATTTAGCATATCTTCACCTTCCTTTTAAATAAAAAGGACACCAGTTACGGCGTCCTTAGATAATTTTGTTAGGGGATAAGTATTTAATTCTTCATACTAGCATTATATATTAATTTACTTTAAAAGTCAGAGATTTTATAAGTAAATTTCATGTAATTTTCATGTAAGTTTTAGGAATAAATAATATTTATTATCCTGAAACTCTATACTGACTATAAAATGGTTCTAATATATCAGTTAATCTTTTTAAAATATTTCTATTATTCTTTTTTAAGGTTTCATAAGTTACATAATTTCTTTGTCTAAACTCTGAATTATAATTAAACTCTACATCCTTCCAATACATACCTTCAAGGTATTTAACTTTTCCTGTTCATTTAAGCATCCATTAATAGCCTTATCAATTTGTTCAATTTCTAGCTTTTTAAAAAAGATTCTTGATTGATCTTCTCTAATCCACTCCTCAATAATATGTTTATTTAATTCTTTATCAATCATATATTCTTCTGATACACTTCCAACATAACTTCCTTTTGGTCTTCCTGGCATACCTAATGGACTAGATTTAGGCACATAATCCTTGTACCACTCCTCTGGATGAGCTATTGCATATTTATATTGTTCTATTCTTGCTAATGTTGTATCTACATAAGCCTTTTTAGTTTTATATTCTTTTAAAATCTTTTCTATATTCATTTTCATGCCTCCATTTAATAAAAAAAGCTATATAAGATATTTCTATCCTACATAGCTCCTCTTAGCTTTTAACTGTTCCACTTAACAGTCTTACTTAATAATTTTAACATTTAATGATTGTACTCTTATTCCATCCTTACACTTCTTTATCATTATATCTTTTCCTTTTTGTAATTCTCTAACTATATTCAACTTATGTTTTTCTATCTGTTCTATTAAACTCTCTCCTATTCTTCCATCTACTTCTATCTTTTCTAGTTTACCTTTTTCACTCTTTACATACTGTTTCCAATCCTTATTAGCAAAATGTAATTCTACTGCTCTAATAGTTATCTTTTGTTCTTGTTCAGTTATCACTTTTATCTCTCCTAAATAATATTATAAAATTTATTTAAATCTATTTTTGTACTTGACTTTTAATGTTTTAATGATACAGTTTTTAGATTTCTAAGCAATTGATATAGTTTGTCCTTAAAAAGAACATTTAAAAAAATTCTTTTTAAAGACAAATTTTATACAGTTTTTGAGTTTCTGAAGTTTCTTTTAATACTGTCATTGTTATATATGCTTTAATACATGAACAACTGCCCTCATATACCCTTATAGGCTACATACATAGTCGATATTGCTACCCAGTTGACCTACCTATCTAATTTATGAAACGGTTAGATACATCCGTTTGACGGGCAAATAATACAATAACAGAAATATTACTTGTCCGAATAGACTTTTTTGCATTGGCTCTATTACACCTCGTTACGGTTTCGGCGTCCGTTTCCTAATTTTGAGTATAGGAAATACAGCCTTTATACTTGCATTTTTTTACATCTTGTACTATGATATATATAAAGACTATAACTCTTATTTAATTGTTAGATTATAACTCTTACTTAGTTGTAGTGTTATAGTTTGGTTATTGTTTAAAGGAGAATGTTTCACACAAAGCATTCTTCTTTTTCGTTAATGTGTAACCCTCTTAACATCTGACATGTGCTATACAAGACAGATAAGCCACATTTAATAAATATGTTGTAATTTACCTTGTATCCATATATACAAGACAAATTACAGCATATTAGTACTGTTCTTTTTTATTTACATAATTTCTTTGAATACATTTAAGGTTATGTTGACTAATACACTTCTCTATATCTGTAAATTTATTAAAAGCAACTTTTAAACATTGAATATTATGTTCTAAATCTAAAAATTCGTGGAGTGCTTGTACTACTTGATGCCACTCCTCTTCTAAAAAATCTTCTCTTAATGTTTTGTTTCTAATTATTTTAATTAATCTAGGTAGTGCCTCTTCCGCTTCTTTTAACTCCTGCTCTAAACTCATTAATACACTTTCTAAAGACAAATTTACATTATTTAATATTTCATAATTGAAAACTTTTCCTATTGGACAATATCTCTTACAATAAATTAATGTCATATTAGGATTGTTATAAACCCTATTCATCTCTAAAACAACTTCAGGTGGTGGAAGTGTTTGATAGTTCTCGTAGTTACTCAATGTTCTATTTGCTATATGTAGTTTATAGGCTGCTTCCTCTATGCTAAGTTCTTTCTTTTTTCTTGCACTTTTGTACATGATTTTCCCTACTTTCTGTTAAATAATTTCCTTGTATAATTTTTTTTATAATTTAAACTATAATTAATAAGATCTTTTCTAATGTTCATATCGTGTTACATAACCAGGGCATTCTCCAAGAAGCCACTTCCAACACTTCTGTTTAAATAAAGTACATTCTGCTTCATTGTGAGATGCCCTACAAAATACACATTGTTTAGCAATTTCTAAATCCTTGTTTTTATCCATAAGTTTTTCCCTAACTTTCTTTTAAAGCAGATATAAGCTGATCTATTACATCAAGTGGATAACATTCACATAATATTTTAGCTACTGCTTCTGCCGTTCTTCTTTCATATTCTTCTTGATTTTCAGGCGTAGGATAATTTATAATAACTTTTTTGATTTTTGCACCTCGTACCATTTATCCCTCTCCTTTTTCTAATATCATTATTAGATTATGTTTTATCCTTTGTTTTGGTTACCCTTACTAACTATCTAATAGATCAATTACTTCAACCTGTAAAGCTTTTGCAATTTTGCTAAGTGTTTTTATTGTAGGATTTAATGCTTTACCATTTTCTAAATCAGCAATATATCCTATAGCAACTCCACTTTTATTAGATAATGATTGTACGGTTAAACCTTTAAAAAGTCTGATTTTCTTTATTTTGTTCATAATTCATAACCTCCCTATATTTATATAGTAATCGTTACAACCGAATTTATCAATCTTATTACATTCGTTTAAATCGAACATGGTTTTATTTATCTTTCTTTTTCTCTTATTTTCTTGCAATTTCTTAGAACTTGAATTATTATTAAATTAAATTAATTTCGTTTTGAACGAATTTCCTGAGGTGTACTATGAATGATTTAAATTTTATAGGTAACAGAATTAGTAAGTTAAGAAAAAAATTAAATTTAACAATGAGACAATTTTCAGAATTAACTGGTTGTTCTCAGGGATATATTAGTGATATTGAACACTCTAAAAATATTCCTTCTATACCTAAATTAATTGAAATATGTCAAGTTTTAAATATAACTCTTTCTGAATTCTTTAATGATGGTACTGAACCACTAGCATTAACTCCTGAACTTAAAGAACTAGTAAACCAAGCTAGAAATCTAAATCCTGAACAACTAAAATCATTATCTAATTTTATAGGCACTCTTAAATAGGTGTCTTTTTTTGTTGTTCTTTCATATTCTTATTGATTTTGAAGTGTAGATGAATTATAGTTGATTTTGGTTACCTATTGTTCTTTTTAGACACTATAAATCTAAAAAAATATCATCTTTTTGATAATTAAAAACTGATTTTATTCTCATAGCTAATTTAAATGATGGATTTTTAGTTCCATTTTCTATATTTGTATATGTGCATCTACTTATATTTAACTTATCTGCAATTTCTTTTTGCGTTAAATTGAATTTTTCTCTTGTATTTCTTAAAATTTTTCTCATCTAATCGCCTCCATGTGTCTTTTAGGAACTTAAGTAAAGTATAGTGTCTTTTAGAAACATTGTCAATATCTTTTTATTTTTTTAGTTCATTTTAGACACTACAAGTTTATTTTAGGAACGTTTATATGTAGAATTAAGTTAGGAGGTGTAAATATGACCTTTGGAAATAAATTAAAGTTATTACGAGAACATAATAACTTAACCCAACAAGATTTAGCAGAAATCCTTAAGGTTGGACGTCCAACAATAGCTGGATATGAAACTAAAGGTAAACAACCTGATTATGATAAGCTAATAATACTTTCTAATTATTTTAATGTTTCTATAGATTATCTTTTAGGTAAAACTGATATTAAAGAAACTGCCGAAAAAATATTAGAAAAAACTAAATCTGAAACTATAGCTCTACATAGAAATAATGGTTATGATGATGATCTACCTGATGAAGCTAGAAAAGAAATCGAAAACTTTAAGGAATTTATAAGAAATAAATATAGTAAAAAATAAAATAAAAAACTAAATTAAAGTTTATAAGAAAATCATATAAAAAAATATATAAATCATGAAAAATGAAAATAAAATAACTTATTATTAAAAAAATCATAGAAATATCTATATATTAACCAATGAATTGATTGTCTTTTATTAATTTATTGATATAAATCATTAATAATATGTAATTTTCTTATAAAACAAGTTAAGTTTTATAAAAAATACTATAAAATACTCATATATAAATCATAAATACGTAAAAAGTGAAAATAAAATAAATTATTATTTTAAAAATGATAGAAATATCTATATATTAACCATTAAATTCATTATTTTTTATTAATTTATTAATATAAATCATTAATAATATATATTTTTCTTATAAAATAAGTTAAGTTTTATAAAAAATACCACAAAATACCTATATATCAATCATAAATACGTAAAAAGTGAAAATAAAATAAATTATTATTTTAAAAATGATAGAAATATCTATATATTAACCATTAAATTGATTATTTTTTATTAATTCATTGATATAAATAATTAATAATATATAATTTTCTTATAAAATAAGTTAAGTTTTATAAAAAACGCGATAAAATGCCTATATATCAATCATAAATACGTAAAACATAAAAATAAAATAAATTATTCTTTAAAAAATGATAGAAATATCTATATATTAACCATTAAATTCATTATTTTTTATTAATTTATTAATATAAATCATTAATAATATATATTTTTCTTATAAAATAAGTTAAGTTTTATAAAAAATACTATAAAATACTCATATATAAATCATAAATACGTAAAAAGTGAAAATAAAATAAATTATTATTTAAAACTTTATTTAAAGGAGATTTTCTATGAATAATAAAGAAATGATCTTAAATCTACTAAATGAAATGAAAAAACAAATTACTCAACTTAACTCTAAGAGATATGATAATCATAAAGAAATGCTTTCTAAGTTCGTAAATTCAATAAAGTAGTAAATAGGCATTAATAAGTCTTGAAAGGATGATTATAATGGAAAACGTATTTAAACAAATACTTGAAAAACTAGATTCAATTCAATCTGATATGAAAGAACTTAAATGTAATGTCTCAGAACTTAAATCTGATGTGACAAATATTCAATCACAACTTACTGATTTTGAAGCTAAAACTGCAAACTATCACCTTGAAACTATTAATAACTTTAACGAAGTTAATGAAAATATTGATTTCTTAACTCATAAGGGAAATCAAACTGAAAAAGAAGTATACAGTATTAAAAAGAAACTTCAAATTATTAAGTAATTTATTCTATTAACATTAATCATAAATATGTACAAAATAAATTATTATTTTAAAAATTCTACAAGTATCTATGTATTAATTTATTGGTATAAATCATGAATAATATATATTTTTCTTATAAAATAAGTTAAGTTTTATAAAAAATACTATAAAATACTCATATATAAATCATAAATACGTAAAAAGTGAAAATAAAATAAATTATTATTTAAAAAATGATAGAAATATCTATATATTAACCATTAAATTGATTATTTTTTATTAATTTATTGATATAAATCATTAATAATATAATTAATAGAAAGTGATGGTGAACTTTATGCTGAGCAATAGACTTAAAAATCTAAAATTAGAAAAAGATGTTCTTCAAAAAGATGTAGCTCAATATTTAAATATTATCACTAGTGCATATGGCTTTTATAAACAAGGTAAAAGAATCCCAGATATAGAAATAATAACTGAATTAGGAGATTAATTTAATGTTTCTATAGATTATCTTTTAGGTAAAACTAATATTAGAGAACCTGCTGAAAAAATATTAGAAAAACTAAATCTGAAACTATAGCTCTACATAGAAATGATGGTTATGATGATGCCCTACCTGATGAATCTAAAAAAGAAATAGAAAACTTTAAGGAATTTATAAGACATAAATATAGCAGAAAATAAAATAAGAAATACTTTACTAAAATATTTCTTATTTAAATTAATATATTAACTACTAATTTATGTTCTTAACCTAAATAAAGATATAAAAGACTTATGAAACAATATATTACTATTGCTTCATAAGTCTTCTTTTTAAATATCTACCTCGTATATCTTCTAATTTTAAAATTTCTTCTTCGGTAGCTATATTACTTAGCACTTTTTTATTTACATAGCTTATTATATCATTTATATCTTTATTATTTCTAAACATCTCATCTAAACATTTAATTTCTTCTTTATTAATTTCTATGTAAGGAATTGTTACTTTTTTAAACTCATTTGGAGTTAATTCACAAACTCCTCCTGCATAAAATCTGCCCATATATTCACACATAACTAAAGTTAAAACATTATAAAAACAAAATGCTAAACTATTTTTATCATATTTGTCACTTAAAATAATATTATACGCTATATCAGTAGTATATATATTAGACTCATTAATTACTAACTTAGGGTATTTTCCATATCTTTTAAAGAAAAATAAATTTCCTATATTAGACTTAGGAATTATATACCATGGCTTTCTCCTGGAACACTTAAACCTAAGATTTATTTTATTCTCTTCTCCTTCATTTAAATATTCCTTTATTCCTTTAGGTAATTTGTTATAATTAAAATCATTTAACTTTAATAAATTAACTAACTTATTATCTTCATTTAATCTTTTAAAATCTTCTTTGTTAAAAATTAACTTTTGCCCAATGTATGAACTTTTGGGTATTATTGGTACCACATAATTCTTTATTCTTTTTGAACTAACAAACTCCTTTGTTAATATAAAAAAGTTATTTGCTCCTGTAACTATTCCTGGAGTAATTTTTCCAAAGGTATCAATGGTTTTGCATTTATCACTTAGCCTTTTTATAAGTTCTATTTCCTCATCATCGATAATAGAATTAGTCCACTTATCTAATGGCATATTTCTCATTATTTTATTAAAACCAATTGGATTTTTTAAATCTACATCTTTAACTATATTATATTTTATATAATTTTTTATATCATTCTCTCTATTAGATATATATATTAAACATACATCCTGTTGTATAGTTTCAAATATACTTTTTTTAAAAACAAAAATTTCAATAGCCTTAAACTTTTTTTCTAAAAATATTCTAATTGGTTTTGAATGATTAACTTGTAAAAATTCTAAAGGAAGTACAAAAAATATTGTTCCATCAGATTTTAATAATTTTATGGATGCTAATATAAATGAAACCCATAAATTACTGAAAGTTGCTTCTCTTAGTCCAAATTCTTTATATAACTTTTTTGATAAATTTCTTTCCTCTTCATTTAAATATTTCTTATTTATATAAGGTGGATTTCCTATTATATAATCATATTTTTTCTTACAAGTAAAACTATATCTAATAAAATCGCTATTAATTGAGTTGACTCTTTGATTTTTAAATTTAGATCTTATAAATTCTGCCTTTTCGTTTATCAATTCAACAGCATCTATCTCACAATTATTTTTTAATAATTTTTCTATGAATCTTCCATCGCCAGCTGATGGTTCTAAAATATGTGTTCTGTTTAAATCTTCTTCGATAAACTCAACCATTGAATTTACTAATTTAATTGGGGTGTAATAAGAACCCGTCAGCTTACTATCCAAATACTCTAACCTCTCTCTTCTACGATCTCTTTTAATATATTATCAATTTCGATATCAATTTCAATATATATCTTTGCAAATTCTTCTAAAGCATTATGTTTTTCTATCTTCTGTCTCAACTCTTGTTTCTGCCTATATAATTTCATAACCTTCCAAAGCATACTCATAGGCCTTATATTGAAATTCAATTCCCTACACATATATTCACCTACTTTAGTAGCTCCATATAACCTTCCATCTTTATCCCTTTTTACATGTTCATCATACTCTTCACTTGCTGGATCGACAAATCCAACCTTATCATCATGATTTATTTTTTTATCTTCTGTGGGCCACTTATTCCATTTTGCTCTATTACACTTTTTACAGCTAAAAACTAAATTTGAATAATCATTTATTCTCGATTCATCTTTAACTTTTGGAACAAAATGGTCTATTTCAAATGGTCCGTTAACTATATTTTTATCTTTACCACAATAGCCACACATAGAATAAAAATCTTCTTCCAAGCTTTGTCTATATCTATGAAAATCAGCATATACTTTTTTTATTTGTTTTCTTCGTATTATTTTTTCCCCATGTACTCTTTCCATTTCCCCCTAGATTCCCCCATGTAATATTTATTTATTTAATAATTCATCTATTTTATTTATTAAATTATCTACCTTATCTTCTACCTGTTTGTTTATGCTTACAACAGAAACATCATCAATGATATCATAGGATCTTAAAGCCTTAAATAAATCTTCTAATTGTTCTTTTTCCTTAAAATTCAGGACATCTTTTTGAGCTTTTTGTAATAAAGCCTCGTACCTTTCTTTTTTTAGTTGAAATCTTTTTCTAAAAACTTCTATGGCATGGATAATCATAGCAATAAACTCTTGTAGCTCAGAAGATGTTCTTTCTTTCCCAATAAGTTCTTTATCAAATATTAATAGTTTTAAAACTAACTTTTCATCTTCTGCATCTTCCTTATGAGATGTTAAAATAACACAAGGTAAATCTCCTATTTTATTATTTATACAATTTATTAATTCAGCCCCTGTAAATGAAAACTTATTAACTAATTTATAATCTACCAACAAACATTCAATCCTATTATTAAGAATCCATTGTACAACATCTTCACAAGTATGACATCCTTCTACAGAAGAAATCACAATATCTTTATTTATACTTTTAAATCTTTTTTGATATCTTTTAAGCTGTTCATATTCATCATCTATAAGTCCTATATTATACAT